AATGAGCAAGCAACCAACTTACAAGAAGATATTGGAGCATCCAGATAAGGATGAAATTATCGCCAAGTTGGTAATTGGTCAGCCTCCCGCAGACATTTATGACTGGTTGAAAGCTAAATATACTAATGTCAACGAAAAGAAATTCGTTTTGACTGAGAGTATACTTAAGACTTTCCAAGCAAATCATTTAGATTTCTACAACGATATTTTACAAGATATTCAGAAAACCAAAACAGCACTCGCTACCGGTACCACTGATGCTCTCGATTTAGCAGTGAAGAACAATCCTGCCTATGAAGATGCAATGATTAAGTTAGCTACTGGAGAGCTCAATGTGGATCAAATGATGGCTAAGATGGCCATCAATGTGGAAACTCGTATTTCTCAAATTTTCGACGCCATCCAGGCAGACCCTAATAATATCAATACCAAAATTGATCGATTGCTAGTTGATTATGCCGAGATGTTCGGCAATGTCCTAGATAAATACTACAAGTGGAAGGAAAGTCAAGCTAATCAAACCATTCACACCAATGTGACTTTACAGGTTGTAGATCAGCATATTTCGGTATTTCATGATGTAATCAAGGAAGTTTTATCTCAAATGGACTTGGAAACCTCACTTTATTTTATGGAAGTTTTTAATGATAAAATGGCCAAATTAAAGATGCCCGATCCAGGCACGGCAGCAACTCCAGAGATGAAACTTGCAGAAGCCAAACTTCTTAACGAAACTATCAACAAAAAAATCAACGAAAAATGACCAAAACTCCGTCTTCAGTATCGTTCAGAGAAATGACACCAAAGCAACAGCTTGTGGCAGCCAATCCTGATCTAACTCCTGAACTCATTAAGAAACTTGAAAGTCTAATGGAGTTTTGGAGTCGTCACGGTATTGACTATAATAGATTCGAGTTTGATAAAAAGAAGGCTTATCCTAACTATGATCAATATATGAACATTCCAAGTCAACATGATATGAAAAAGTGGATGGAGACAGTTCAAAATATCTACAAGATGGAGCATAGTGGTCATAGCCGTGTAGCTAGTATTCGTCAAGCTACCTCTGGCTGGAAGGTTACAGAAACTTTTGATTTTCTTAACTGGCTTCGATTTTACGAACAGGGGGCTCATTTGAAGTACAAAATGGCACAACTTTGGTATGAAAACGGTGCTCCTGGTTATTTTTTGCATGTCAAGCCTGATCCAGTCAAGGAACCAGAGCCACAAGTTACGGGTAAAGATATCGATTTTGCTCGCGAAGAATCCTCTATCAATGCTGAGAAGCGACAAGTCATTGAGAAGCAGCGTAATAAGATTATCGGTCGTTTGGACTCTGCTGAGAAGCTTTTGCGATCTCCTGACGGACAAACTTTCGCTGGCCCTGAGCTAGATGCTCTGATGGAAGCTATCTATCAGCTCAAACGAAAAATCCAGATGGTCAATAAGCTCAGTACCTCTACTCGTCTTTACGAGGACATGATTGTGCGCGAAGCTAATATTTTACAACGCCAGGGTTTCGTTAAGGCTGCCGAGCTACTGCATTCGACTGCTCAAGCCAATAATCCGCCACCAGCCGGAACTGGTGCTTTGGGCGGAATAAATATCCTTCCCCCTCCGGTTTCTCCCGATTCACCAAGCGCTCCACTTAATCCGGGTGCCCCGGGCGGTTTGCCATCTATGGGTCCTGGTATGCCTCAAAACGCTCCAGCTGGTACTGGCGCACCAGAAGTAGGTCCAAATGAAAGTTCTCCAACCAATTTGAAGGGCGTCTCTAAAGGACCAGAGCCAACTGCAGGAGCCGGACCGGCTTCCATGGCCCCCGACCAGTCATCTCCAGACGGTATTCAAGGATTCTTAGCTAATATGGATACCAGCAAGATGACAACTCAAGATGATAAAGCGGTAGCTGATGATGATGAACTTGAAGTTCATGACGCCGCTCCTTTGGAAGTGCAAGATGAAGATCATTTGATGGTAACAGAAGGGCAAGCCGTAGCTGGCGGAATCGATGAACCGATCACTACTACTCCAGCTCCTGTTAGACCAGATCCGATCGTCCCCCCAGTAATGGATGAGCCAGCTACCGAAACTCCGCTTGAAGTAACGGAGGATGATGTTGCTCAACCACCAGCGAGCGAACAAGGTGAGGCTCCTAGTGCTAGTGACTTTGATGCCAAGGTAGATGCTGTTTTTTCCAATATTACCGTAGCAGATGTCGTGGCCAAACTTGAAGATATTGCTAAGATTTACAAGACTCGCGAAGTTCCGAGACAACTTGGCGTGGTTGATATGATGCTTGATAGTTTAGGATTGGCATCTTATTTTCCTGCTTTATCTGAAGCTATTAACAAATCTCTGGAGTCTAATAATTATATCTCTACTCGTTTGGATGAAATTTTATCCAGACTTCGTGGTGCTATTTCTTCTGGTAAAGATATCGATCTTAGGGGTGGTGGTGCTGAAAAGCCAGAGGTAGTTGGTATTAAAAAGAATCTTACTGATGCCGATGAAAAAGAAAAACGTCGTAAACAACAACGTAAAGAAATGGAAATTGCTGAATTAGAAGGTGGCGGTAAAGAAGTTCCTGAAGTTGAAATCGAAGAAGACTTGGGTCCAAAGGCCCCGGCTCGTCCCCGACCACCAATCCCACCACGTCCAACCGTTTAAAGCCAAATGAATGAAACTTCGCGAACTGCTTTCCAAAATGAAGGAAATCCAAGAAAAGATTGGAGCTTCTGAACCATTTATATGTGGCGGAACTCCTCGCGACCGCTATTTGGGACATTTGGAAAACATTGCGGATTTGGATATCACTACGGGCGACAAGACAGTAGATTATCTCTCTCAAGAGTTTGAGATTGAACTACGTAAGCAATACAAAGTAAATAGAACCACGGCTACCGATGGTCATAGTACTATCCATTTGGGCAAATTTAAGATGGATTTTTCCTCTAATTTTAATGTGCCCAATATAGATACTCATCTTGCTCAGAAGGGCATTAGGAATCCTACCGATATGCAAAGGGAGCTATACAGTCGTGATTTTACTTGCAATGCCCTTCTTCTATCTTTGGATTTGCAGAAACTTACCGATCCAACTCATCAGGGTTTTCAGGATATCAAAGATAAGATAATTAGAACTTGTTTAAGTCCAGAAGTGACCTTGACGACCAATAAGAACAGAGTTATTCGAGCCGTCTATTTGGCCTCTAAATTAGATTTCGATATCGATCCCTCTATCATTGCTTATGTCCAGAAAAATCCACGGACTGTAAAAATAGCAACTAACAAGGTATTGGTGGAAAAGCTTAATGATGCTTTCCAAAAGAATCCTGAGAAAGCCACTTACTACATCAATAAAATGCACTTATGGGATCACATTCCTATCACGGAAGTGGTTCAACCTTATTACATGAAAACGGTCAACATGCCACAGAAAAAAGCTTATTTTCAAGGCGGAGGAGGCATTAACGAACCGACTCCTGGAAAGCCAAAATACAAGGCTGAGAAGGCTATTACAGTTCAACCTCGCTTCGTAGAACCATTCTATCATAACTATGATTTGTATATGGCGGAAGGTGTGGATGGACCTCCGGTTCACACTCCTGGTGTGGGTTGGCACAACATGCACAAGTACAAGAGCATCAAAGAATATCTAGATGAGACTCGCAAAGTTTTGCGTGGCAAGTACGTTGCTGAGGATACTTGGATTACGGAAGAGAATCACAAAGAGCGCGAAAACAAAATGAAACTCCGTGCCGATGTGTTGCATGAATTAGTGAAAACTGCTGGAAGAAAAAAGAAGGATATTAACGATCACTATAAGTTTTTTAAGGGTGATACTGGTATGGGTACCGGTTTCTATGAAAATGTGCCAGAACACTATCAAAAGGTTTCTGATTTTGTGGATAATAATTCTTTGGATTTTCCCTTTGATGCTGTAGAGGGAGATATTGACTCTGGTTCAATTATTGGAGATTCTGAGAGCTATCTTACTCCGCGACAATTAGGCCCGGCTGGGGAACCTGTCGATTCCACAATTTCTCCTGGCCAGGTTAATTTAGGAGATTTCGAGAGCTATCCTTACTCTGCCCAGATAGGGGGACTACTTGACAAATATTTGCCTCAAAATGATTTCGAGGATAAAGATCCAAGCGAATTAGATTTTGGTAGAGATTATTCTGAAGATGCTATTCCTATGCATGGTCGTCCATATGCAGGTGAAGATTTTGTTCCAGGCGATGACGATGATACCATCGTTGATTCTAAGATGGAAAAGAAGTTGGAAAAGCTTATTTCTAAGTATTTAGAAAGCCAAGATGATCCTTATGGATTGCCAGATGGGGTAGATGATATAGATGAAGATATAGGGGATCCGACCAATATTCAACCATATTATGGTACTTATGGTCCAGAAAGTACCATGTATGAAGATAAATGGAATATTTAAACTGCCATTATTATTACATATCTAAGTATATAGTATAAAGAACTAATTTCCCGAGGTACCTCAATGTCATTACAGTCAGAAGCCCAATTTTTAGTAGTCGATCCTTCTTCAGGTGGCACCCCTATGTCATTGGTTCCTATGGAGAGTCCTTTGGAAGTTGCGGATTATGAACACGATCATCCATCTTTCCATCCTGAAGTTCCAACCGATGAACATATGGAGGTGGCTGAACCAGGCGAAGTAGCTATTGTTATTGACGAATTGCCAGGTGCTCCAGAAGGTACCAAGGACCCAGAACCAGAAATTGAAGTTTCTGATGCTGCTGGTCCAGCCGTAACAGAAGAAGATGCTAACGACGCCAAAAAGTCTAAGAAAGATCCTAAATGGGATTGGGAAGCTCATGGGCCCACTGGTTTTATTGCTTGGGTTAAATCTCGCTGTGATGATGTTCCAAAGCACTCTGGTCAAGATTCTGCCGGTCTAGAGCGTGCCATTGCATATTTGGACAGACTTGATGGTGAAATTTCTCGTGCTATGAGAATGGATTTAGATGGTCAGCTTGATGCCAATCAGATTGAAAAAGTTCGCTCCATGATTGACGATGGCATCTCTCGTTTAAATGACCGCCTTGATAAAGTTAAGAAGGTCAAGAAGACCAAGCGTTCCAAGAAAAAGAGTGCTGTCGAAGAAACCAACGATATGCTTGTTAAAGAGGCACAAAAGATTACTGGTGTGCAGGGCGTGATGATTATTGCGGACTTGCTTACCTCTCGTATTGCTAGAGTCTGTATCAATGGTATGGTCTCCGGCGGTCACGACATCGAAGACTTGTATGCTCGTCAAGTGAAAGAATACGGTCTTAACAAGCGCGAACAAGCATGTGTTATGCAGCTTTTGACTGATATGGGATATCCACTTCGTCAAGATCGCGGCTTTATGCCAGATGAAGAAATCGATCTTGAGAGCAGTGATAACATGGATTGGGCAGCCAACTATAAAGGCTAATCATGTCTAAATACGTACGATATCAAGCAGCGGTTAGTAGGAACTCCGACGAAGGCGTCAGCGAGGATCACTGGCTCAAGCAATTCGAAAAGAACTTGCAAAAGGGCGCGGTACAACCACGAACTCAACAATCTCTCTTTGATCAAATCAATACTATTATGAATCGCAAGTCTAAGTATCCTTCTGTGGAAGCTGCCGTCGAGGATATGAAAAATCGTAGCGGTTTGACTGCTTACTTGGATAAGGTTAAGCAAGCAGAAAATGATTCAAAAGATAATGTCAAGACGGCTGCTGATGATAATCAAGCTATTGATAAGAAAATACCACTTGTTATTAGAAAACACCCGCCTATTCTCAAAACTTTAGAAAATTGTGTTAGAGATAGCAAAGGTAATCTTCCTATTCCAGCTATTATTGAGAAGGTTAGATCGATTCATCAAAGCGATGTTTCTGAGGCTAAAGATTGGGACGAGGATAAACTTATTTATCTCGTTAGTAACCTCAATCTCGAAGCTAAAAAGAACAACTCATCTAACTATGAAGACTATAATAATCTTGGTGGGCGTGATAGCGTATCTAATCAAGAGATTGATCCGTCCAATACTGACGCATTTTTCGCCTTGAATCCTGCAAAAATTTAACCTCTTTGCACTTACCCAAGGCATTTTTAATGACAACTGATAAAGACATATTTTTAAAACTCAAGAAAGACCTATTAAGATTTGATCCCGTCAGCTTCGCGGAAACCAATCTCATGTTGGACGGCAAACCATTTACTCTGCACGGAAACGGGTATAAACCTTTCGCCGATATCTACCGATATGTGGGTATCAAGGCCCTAGAACCAAACGCTAAGCCAGTTATTATCTGCAAGGGACGTCAGGTGGGTGCCACTACTATGGCTAGCGTCCTTGAAATGTATTTTATGGGCTCCGGTATTTTCGGTTCTGGCTCCAATCCTCCTATTCGTGTCATCCATACCTTTCCACAATTGGAATTAGCCGCCGCTTATTCCAAGACTAAGCTAAATCAAATAATCATTTCTTCTGTTCCTGCTGAAGGTCAAGAAAAGAAAAATAGTGGAGGTAAAATCAAGTCTTGTATGCAAGTTCTACTCGATCAAACTGCTTCTACCAATGACTCTTTGCACTTCAAACAATTTGCCGGAGGAAATCATTTATGGATTGAATCAGTTGGTATCGATGGTGACCGCATCATGGGTCGTACCGCTGACATTATCTTTTTCGATGAAGTGCAGAAAACAACCCGTCTCGCCATCGGTAACTCGCTCAAGGTTTTAACTACCGCTAAGTATGGTAAGCCATCTAAAGGTGTGCAAATTTACTTCGGGACTCCACGTCGTAAGGGCAGCGACTTCCACAAAATGTGGCTCAAATCTTCACAGCAATATTACTATTTAGGTTGTGAAAAATGTAAAGAATATTTTCCATTTTATACCCCAGAAAGTGATAGTTGGAAAGAAGTATGGATTTATGGTAAAGTGGTTAAGTGTAGCAAATGTGGACACGAACAAGATAAGCTAGAGGCACAAGAACGTGGTAAATGGATAGCCCTTAAAGATGCTAATGATGAAGATTGTGATATGATTGGTTTTCATATTAATCAACTTTATATGCCTATGTTTAGTCGCGAAGATATCACAAAAGAAATGCCAGGTATTCATCCTATTAATACCGAACGCGTCTTTATGAACGAAGTTCTCGGGGAGTTTTTTCAAGGTGATAGTAGCCCTATTACACCAGAAGAAATTAGAGATTTATGTGCCGATGTGGGTCGAAAGTTCCGTGCTCGTATTGATTTAACCCGTGAAGAAGAAGCAAATCAGATAGTGGTCTGTGGAATCGATTATGGAGCTCGCGCTGATTTGGAACAACTTGCTAATCCAGATAAAGTTATCAATAGAGGACAATCTTATAGTACTGCTGTAGTTCTTTCTGCCAAAGGCCCAGGACGATTATCGATTGAGTTTTGCACCAAATTCAAGCGTAATGATATGGATAGCAAAAAGGGGATTATCGATCAGATAATGAGACAGTATAGTATTCAGTTGGCGGTGGGAGATATTGGATTTTCTAATGACTTTTCAGCTATTTTGCACAATTCTTATGGAGATCGCTATCTAGTTTCTAGAGCCCACAATAAAGTAAATGGTCATGTTAAGTTCTCTGAAGACGCATTTCCCAAAGAAATTGTCTTTGAAAGAGATCATTATATTGGAGAACTTTACGAACAAATGAAAAAGGGAATGATTAGATTTCCATTTGGAGATTATGAAAAAATAGGATGGTTAATTGATCATTGTGCTAGTATGGAAATTAAACCTTCTATTTCTAGGGGCGGAGACCCAAGTATTCATTATATTAAAGGCAGCACACCAAACGATGGATTTATGGCTTTACTAAATGCTTACATTGCCTATAAGTTCCTATTAACTGGTGGTTTTAATGATAATAATCCATTTTCACAGGGCCAAAACTTCAAGACGGTCAATAAACCTCTAATAGTTACTGGATATGTAAAACGAAGAATGTGAAATTATTTGATTTTCTTTGATATATTATTAGTTAAGTATAGTATGAGGATGTGGTGTAATACGAGGACTCATGGTAAATAAATCTACTAAAGGATGGGTGGGGCCATCTAAATCAGAACAATTTATGGAAAATCGCTCTGTCGTTCCTCAAGTTAGTGCCATTATGGCTAATAGTGTTTCTCAAATTAGAAGACAAACTATTTCCGATGAAGTAGATCAAGGTTTTTTTAGAGATGGTTCTGGTAATAGAAATATTGAAAATGTATTAACCAGTAATGCTATTGTGACATCTTCTATTGGCCTGAAAAAGTATGGTCAAGCAGTCAGTAGTGTTGGTGGTATGTTCCGTGGAATTCATGGTGATACTGTCAAACAGACTCCAGAAGTTTATTCTCCGCTTTGGCTAAACTCCAACCTTAATCTTCCGCGCGATAGAGCTACTATTAACGCTTGGTGTCGCAGTTTTTATGCTTTGAATCCATTTGTTCATAACGCTATTAATCTTCATAGCACTTATCCAATTAGTAAACTCAATATCAAATGTCCAAACAAGGATATTGAAAAGTTCTTCAACGATATGATTGAAGAAATCGATTTGATGAATATTTGCGTGCAAATTGCACAGGAATTTTGGCTCCTTGGCGAAGCTTTTGTTTATGCTGAACTTGACGAAAGTCGTGGTAAATGGGCCCGTTTAATGATTCAAAATCCCGATTATATGCTTGTTAAGAGGACTGTGGTTGCCAACGAACCAATTATTATGCTTCGCCCAGACGAGAATCTTAAGAAGATTATCTTTTCCAATCGTCCTGCCGATATTGAGCAGCGTAAACAACTTAATAACCATATTATTGATTCTGTCAAACGTGGCGAAAATATTCCGCTTGATAACTTCCATGTTTCTCATTTAGCTCGTAGAATTAGTCCTTATGAAATTCGAGGCACTGGTTTACCAGTCTGTATTTTTCGTCAGCTAATGCTTTTTGATAAGCTACGTGAATCTAAATATGCCCAAGCTGATAATATGATTAATCCACTAACTCTTGTTAAGATTGGTAGTGAAAACTACAAACCAACCTTTGCTGATATCGAGGCTTGGAGAAGTGTTTTTGAAGAGGCTCAATATGATAAAGATTTTAAGATCTTTACTCACGAGGGCGTGACAGTAGAAAGAGTTGGGTATAACCAGGGCATTTTTGATATTTCTGGCGACATCACTCAATTAGTCAAAGAAATTTATGTTGGTTTACAGGTTCCACCAGTTTTGATGGACGGGGGAGCCGATACTACCTACGCTAACGGCGGTGTAGCTTTAGATGTTTTACGTCAGCGTTATATGCAATTTCGTAATATGATGAGCCAATGGCTCAAGCGTAAGATTTTTGCTCCAATTTCCAAGATTCAAGGATTTTATGATTACTCTGGTGGGGAAAAACAACTTATTGTTCCAGAAGTTGATTGGAATCATATGTCTCTCTTTGATGCGGGCGATTATATCACTCAGATGGTTACTTTAACGCAGGGTGATGATGCCGCCAAGCGTGCTTCTTTACATACTATGTATCGATCTTTGGGACTTGAATACGAAGATGAACAACGCAAAATTCGTAAAGAAGCTATCCAAAATGCCATTAATGCCAAAGAAAAGGCAGCTTTACAAGCCATGGACCTTAGTGCTTTGCGTTCTTTGACTGATGAAGATGAAATTGTTGAAATTGAAGGCTCAGGCCAAAAAGGTGCCGGCAGCGAACCTCCATTGCCAGGCGAAACTCCAGGCGGAGCACCTCCTCCAGGCGGTGGTCTCCCAGGTTTGGATTTAGGTGCACCTCCGCCACCAGCTCCGCCTCCAGGTGGCGCAGGAGGTGGACCTCCACCTGGTCCAGTCCCAGAAGCTCCTCCAGCCGGAGTTGGCGGTCCTCCGCCAGGACCACCAGCCAAATAACCGTAAGTAGCGCCTTTATACTTATGGATAATAACGTATTATTTTACTGATTCCATAAGTAAAGGGTAAAACATGCAAAAAATTGCTCAAAGAAGAGGCATACTTAACAGATTGCGTGAAGTTGTTAACGCTCCATTAGGGGGTGCTGCCGAAAAATTCTTCAACCCACAATTCAATGAAGTCATGGAAAAGATGAGAGAAATTGATTCCAATGCTCGCTCCATTGTAGCCGGTAAGTCTCTTGAAGGTGGTGAGCCGGGTCCTGATCCGGTTCCATTTAAAGATCTTTTAAAATCTGCCAAAAGCAATTTAAACAGACGCGAGTTTATGGCTGCTGTGGCTGATTTAAGCCGATTTCACAAAAGAATTGCTTTGCTTTTAGCAGAGTTGAATAAATTCGATTCTAAAGTAGATGAGATTCATCATCAATTCTTGGTTAAAGATGTGGGCGATGAACATTTAGATGAAATTAGAGGATTAAAAAATCGCTGGGCACTTGATAGGCAACAAGAAGAACAAATACTCAAAGAAGCTGGAGCTATTGCCGATTTCTTAAAAAGTTGGTCTGATCCTCGTGGTCGTGCTTTACGCTTTTATGAGAAGCGTTATGAAAAGCGTGTCAAGCCACTCAAGAATGGTATTATCACTGCTATTCGTGATGGTGAGAGGCTCTTAGGCAAAGTTCTTATGTCTCTCAAAGATATGGCCACCGCTCGTGCCACTCGTAATCCAGATAAATATTCTGATGGTATCAGTAAAATTAAGGGAGCTTACAGTGCCTACGATACTGCTTTTAGAAAGTTTTACAATGATAGTATCAAACCAATTTCTGATAAATTAATTCCAGAGCAGGTAGCTTCAGGGATAAGTGGTGAACATGTTCCTACTACGGAAGAAGCTGGTGCCGAAGAAATTGATGATAGAGATACTGATGTTGGTCCTCCTCCCCTACCATCTGCCGCTCCTAGCACTCCAACTACTCATGTTCCAACTGGTGAAACTCTTGCTCCAACTTACAAGCCAACTGGTGAAACTCCGGTTCCTGGCCCCTCCTCTATTCCAAAAGATAGACCAGGTGAATTTGGTCATGATATTGAATCATATATGGATCAAGTTGTGCAAAATCAACAAATGGTTCAGAGCCCTACTGCTCCAGCCCCTGCTGCTATTAGTC